GGATTTATAAAATCAAGAATGGTGCAATCTAATCCTATGGTTTATGCATTACTTCAAGCACACATATCAGAACACATTTCTTACAAAGCAAGAGCAGTTGTAATGGTTATGGTAATGAATGACGAAAAATTACAAAAACTAAAACAAGAAAGCATGGAGGCATTTCAAGCTGAAACTGAGTCTTTGATTGCTTTACAAGTCGCAGCTATTACAAAAGAACTTGTTGAGGCTGAAGGCATACAACAACAAGATCCGCTAGTAGCACTTAAGTCAAGAGAACTCGATCTGCGTGCTATGGATATGCAGAGAAAAACTATGGAAGAACAACAAGATCAACAAAGAAAACTTTATGAATTTGAGTCTAGACTCGATCTTGATAAGATGAGAAGAGAAGATGCCGAAGCTGCCTCTGCAGAAAGAATAAGGGTAGCTGATGAAAAATTAGACTTAACTGAAAGAAAAATAGAAAACGAGGAGAATAAAAGTGAAGGGTAAAGCATTTGGTCCCCCACCTGAAAAAGGACCTCAACCACAGGGTATGAAACAGGGTGGTTCTAGCCAAGGAGAAAGATTTGTAAAATTTTTTGGAGAGCAGTTTAATCAAAACAAAGATAAAGTTTTAAAAGAGGCTGTAACAGGCCTATTTAGGAAAGATTTCAAACAGCGTTTTAAAAATTTAATGAATCAAGCTCAAAGCGACTTTTATGCTCAAGAAGGCATATCACCAGTTAAAAGCAATTTTGTTGCTTATAATCCAAAAAAATCTGAAACAGGTATTACAACTAAAGAAACTATGGGTTACAAAAAAGGAGGTTTTGGTTGCCCTCACCGAGAAAATGGTGTAAAAAGTGATATAAAAGGAATATCTGAAATACAGATAAAAGGCAAAAAATTTATAGGCGTTAAGTGATAAAGGGCGATTCATCAGAATATCATCTGATAACAAAACATATAGGAAAATTAAATATTGATCGTGCTACACTTACGTGCGAGATTGGGCTAAGGGAGGGTTTGGGTTCAAAAACAATTATGGATGCTGTGCGTGAGCATAAACCAAATCTTTATAAACATATAGCTATAGATCCTTATAATAATTTAAGTTACGAACATTATGATAATGAAGGCAGTGTTGTTGCTGGATACACAGAAGAAATGAAACAAAAAACTGTATCTTATCTATATCAAAATTATCCAGAATTTGATTTTTACCATATGACAGATGATTACTATTTTAAAACCATGGGTGATGGTCACCAATTAGGTCTTTTTAATAACATGATGTTGTTTGGTTTGTATAAAGTTGTTCATTTTGACGGGCCTCACACCACAGAGGCAGTCATACAGGAGTTAAATTTTTTTATTCCTAGATCAGAAACAAAAGCTCTTTTTATAATTGATGATTTTAAAGACCTTCGCATGGGTATTGTAGATATGCTTCTTAAGACTTATAATTTTAAAGTTGCTGAAGAAGGTGACAATAAAATTATTTATCAAAAGGAGATATAATGTTTACAGCGATATTAGGTCCTGTTGCTAGTTTGGCAAAGACATGGATAGAGGGCAAGCAAAAAAAAGCACAACTGAAATCACAAGTAGAATTAACAAAATTAGAAGCTACAAAAACCAAAATAGAAAAAGATGGTTCTTGGGAGGATAAAGCTATGTCCGCAAGTGACAATTCATGGAAAGACGAAGCCTGGACTCTAACGTTCATTGCTATAATTTTTGCATCCTTCGTGCCTGCACTTCAACCTTACATGCAACAAGGGTTTTTATTTTTAAAAAACGATTGTCCTGATTGGATTTCGTATGGAATTTTGGCTTCTATTGCAGGATCGTTTGGGCTTAAAGGTATTGCAAAAATAAAAAAATAAATTAAACTATTTTTAGTGGACTGCGGTCACAACGACAACCAGCACTTCTAACAACGGAGATAATTATGTGGTCAAAACCTGTAATTACAGAAATCTCTGTTGGTCTTGAGATCAACAGTTATGCCTGTGCTGAAAAATAGTATGATGGGAGCTTTATTGCTCCCACTACTTTCCTGCGATCCGGTGTTTGCAAAAAATTATAAATGGTCTGGTAAAGGACAGCTATTTGATGAAAGAAATCAATATTATGTAACTTGCAGATTGAACAAAGAAAAAAGAGTTGATCCTTTTTTTGGTGAAGATTCCGTAAAATGTTTTTATGCGTGTACAGATAAGGAAGATATGGTCATAACAACACACAGTGATCATGTATGTGAAAAACAGATACAGAGTCCAAGGGGAGAAAAAAGAGATTGGCGAAACAGATTAAAATATTGACAATCAAAGATTGTAGCGGTGAACGATTTCCAAAACATAAAAATAAAAAGATGGAATATAAAAGTCCTGTAATATATTATGGTAAAAAGATTTTTTAAAGTAGAAGTTGTATTTGTAAAAAGAAAAAAAAGAAGATATAACAAGAAAGGATTTACTCATAGAAAAAAATTAGGACCCAAATCACATTTAAGACATGCTTGATATTGATACAATACAACAAATTCGTCATTACATTCGTAAAGAAATAAACAAAACTAAAGATCATATATGCTATGGTATAGACAAGTTAGAAAATCTACATTATGCTAAAGGCAAGCTCGCAGCACTAGAAGCTGTGCTTCAGGATCTAAAAGACCTGCAAAATAGAGAGGACGATGTAGATGACATTGATCAAACCTGATAATAAAATTGTTGTTCCTAAAAAGAATGACGATGAAGAACCTTTAGTTCCGAAGGGTTCAAAAGAAACGGAACAATATCTCAAACTTTTACCAAAACCTGTAGGATACAGACTATTAGTTAGACCTTATCAACCTAAGCAAAAAACTAAAGGTGGTCTTTATTTAACAGAGAAAACTCTTGAAACTCAACAACTGACCACTGTGGTTGGTCTTGTAGTTAAAATGGGTGATCTTTGTTACAAAGACAAAAACAAGTTTCCCACTGGTCCTTGGTGTAAGGAGGGGCAGTTCATTGTATATGGACGTTATGCTGGTGCACGCTTTAAAACTAAATATGGTGAGCATCGCATTTTAAACGATGATGAAATCATTGGAACTATTAACAAACCCGAGGATATCCTCGCATTATTCTAAGGAGTAATTATGAACGAAGAAAATAAAGTAGAACTTGATACTGATGATGTTCAAGAAGAGAATGTTTCAGTTCAAGAACAACCAAAAGACGAAAAGCCAGAGCAGGTAGAAGTTGATTTAGGTTATAAAGATCCAGTTAAACAAGAAACAAAAGCAAAAATTGTAACAACAGAAGAAACACCTGAACCACAAACTGAAGATAATCTACCTGAACACACACAAAATGTTCAAAAAAGAATTGATCAGTTGACAAGAAAAATGAGAGAGGCAGAACGAAGAGAAAAGGCTGCACTTGATTATGCAAAAGGTTTACAAAAAAAGTATTCTGATGCAGAAGCTGAAGCAAAGAAGTTTGATCAAAACTTTATTAGTGAGTTTGACTCAAGAGTTGATGCTCAGCGAGAACAAGTAAAAGCTACTTTAAAGACGGCGATTGAAAACAATGATGCTGACCAAATTATGGAATTAAATGATAAACTGACACAGCTAGCAGTGGAAAAAGAAAAAGCAAGATTAAAGAAACAACAATTTGAAGACGAAAAAGCAAAACAAGAAGCAACATTACAACAACCACAAGCTCAACAGGTTCAACAACCTCAACCCGACCCTTCACCAAAAGCTAAAGAGTGGGCAGAAAAAAACACTTGGTTTGGTAACGATAGTGTAATGACTAATGCTGCGTTTGGTGTACATCAAGAATTAGTGGATAAGGGGTTTGACGGAGAGTCTGATGAGTATTACAATGAAGTAGATAAACGAATGAGGGAATATTTTCCTCAAAAGTTTTCTGAAGATACTAAACCCGTTCAAACTGTTGCCTCTGCGGGGCGTAAACAGAAGGGACGCAAAGTTGTGAAACTCACTCGTTCACAAGTGGCTATTGCCAAAAAATTAGGAGTGCCACTAGAAGAATACGCAAAATTCGTGTAGGAGAAAAAATATGAATGAAAAATTAACTAGAACCACACGCGCGTCACAAGAGAATAAGCCTCAAAGGAATAAACCTTGGACGCCACCATCAAGTTTAGATGCACCCCCTGCACCAGTAGGTTTTAAGCATCGTTGGATAAGAACTGAGTTTGCGGGACAAGAAGATACAGGAAATGTCTCCAAAAAACTTAGGGAAGGATGGGAATTTGTTAGAGCCGAAGAGATTAAAAGTCAAATTGGTGAACACGACTATCCAGTTATTCAATCGGGCAGATACAAGGGGTTAATCGGGGTTGGTGGCCTTGTGTTGGCAAGGATACCTGAAGAAACTGTTGAATCACGCAAGGAGTATTTTAGAAATAAAACTGCTGATCAAGTCAAAGCCGTGGATCAAGATATTCTTAGGGAGCAACGACCGGAGATGCCTGTTAATATTAACAGACAATCTCGTGTAACTTTTGGTGGTGGTCGTAAGTCAGAATAATTTTTTGATAAAAGCCATCGCTGTAATATTAATGCCTAAATAAGGAGATTATAAAATGGCAAATGTTAGTGAAAAGTTTGGTCTTAGACCTTATAAATCGCTCAATGGTGCTCCGTGGAATAATGCTCAGAATAGGTATACTATTGCAGCCAATTATGGAACAGCTATTTTCCAAGGTGACTTGGTAGTTCCAGTAGCAGCAGGTAACATTGAACGTTATGATGTTACTGCAAGTTCAGGAGCTGTGAAACCAATTGGTGTTTTCAATGGTGTATTTTATACTGATCCAACCACGAAGAAACCAACCTTTAGTAATTTTTATCCTGGTAGTATTAATGCTAGTGATATTGTTGCTAATGTAATTGATGATCCTAATACGTTGTTTTTAGTTGACTCAGATGAAGCTTTTACTAGAGCAGGTCTGTTTATCGGCTACAAAACTACCAACGTAACTGGGAACACAGCAACCGGCATATCTAAAGTGCAACTTGATACAAGTACTGCAGATTCTACAAATGCAATACCACTTCAAGCTGTTGATATAAGCCAAGATGTTAACAACTCGGACACTACTACTGCTAACGCAAATGTAATTGTTCGTATTCAAAACCATTTTCTGAATCCACCAGCTGCTGCTGGGGATACAGGGGTATAAGGGAGATAAAATATGGCTATTTCAAGATCGCAACTGGTCAAAGAGCTAGAGCCTGGTTTAAATGCTCTCTTTGGCTTAGAATACAATAGATACGAAAACGAACACGCAGAAATATTTGCTGCAGAAGCATCGGATAGAGCTTTTGAAGAAGAAGTAATGCTAACAGGTTTCGGGTCTGCACCAGTTAAAGAAGAAGGTAGCGCGGTTACTTTTGACCAAGCAACTGAATCTTTTACTGCAAGGTATACTCACGAGACTATTGCTATGGCATTCGCTATCACTGAAGAAGCGATTGAAGATAATCTGTATGACAGATTAGCGGCTCGTTATACAAGAGCCTTAGCTCGTTCTATGGCTAACACTAAACAAGTAAAAGCTGCAAATGTTCTTAACAACGCATTTGATTCTAACTTTGCAGGTGGTGATGGTGTTGAACTTTGTTCTACTGCCCACCCAATTGCTACTGGTGGTACATTTGCAAATGAACTATCAACTGCAGCTGACCTTTCAGAAACATCTTTAGAGCAATCTCTGATTGACATTGCTGCATTTGTTGATGAAAGAGGACTTAAAATTGCTATGCAAGGTGTTAAACTGGTTATTCCAAAAGAACTACAGTTTACTGCAGAAAGAATTTTAAGAACTCCACAAAGAGTCGGTACTGCTGATAATGATATTAACGCTATGGCTTCTATGGGTATGATGCCACAAGGCTATAGAGTTAATCACTATCTAACAGATACTGATGCTTTCTTCATTATGACAGATGCACCTAACGGCATGAAAATGTTTGTTAGAAGTCCAATTAAGACTGCTATTGAAGGTGACTTTGATACAGGTAATGTAAGATTTAAAGCAAGAGAAAGATACTCTTTTGGTTTCTCTGATCCAAGAGGTATTTTCGGCTCACCAGGAGCAGCTTAACTTCTTTTCTTTCGTTAAAAAAGAGGGGGACTTACGAGTCCCCTTTTTTTTTGTATAATACAAATACCAAGACAATATAAACTGGATATAGACTGACTTGGCAGACAACCCTAGAGGACTATATCTTTTAAACTAGGAGAAAAAATGGCAGGAGTACATTTTACAGGACCTATTCTTTTTGCAGGTAAGAACAACGAAAAGAAGTGGTTTGAAAATTTACCAATTGATAAAAACCCAGATTACGTAGTTTATTTTGATGACTTTGATAGAATTGGATTTGACTCCAACACAGGTCATAGATGGACTGTCGTAAAAGATTCAGGCGCGTCTGTAGCGATTGCAGCAGATCAACTGAATGGTTTAGTAAACTTAAACTCAACAGCAACCACAGATAATGATGGCGCTTCAATACAAAAGAACGAAATCTTTCAAGTACAATCAAATAAAGATCTCTGGTTTGAAACAAAAGTTAGAACATCTGATGTAACTGACACTGATTTATGTTTTGGTTTTACTATTAATTTTGCAACAAATCCAGAAAACATGTTAGCTGCAACTGATCGTATTGTTTTTCAAAAAGATGATGGAGATGCATCAATTCTTTGTAAAACAGAAAAAGATGGTACAGAAACATCAACAGATTCAGGTATTGACATGGAAAACGATACTGATGTTACATTAAGTATTCGTTGTCAAAGCACAGGTAAAGTTGATTTTTTTGTAAATAGAAAATTAGTTGCAACACATACAGATAATATTCCAAGTGATGAAATTTTAACAATAGCGGCAATGTCTTTATCAGGTAATGCTACTGGTACTAAAGTTACGTCAATTGATTATATGTTTGCTGCATCTGATAGATAGGAGTAAATCATGAACTCTGATGTAGGTGCAAAAACGTTAACATCAACAGGCACAATACAGTCTGGTAGAACTAGATTATTGTCTATTTACTATGTTGGTCATGCTAGTGCAGGCACTTTAACTTTTAAAGATGGTGGTGCTAGTGGTACACAAAAACTCGTCATTACAACACCAGCTAGTAGTGCAGCCGATCAATATCAAGTAGACATACCACTAGATGGTATTGTGTTTAAAACAGACATGCATTTAACAATATCAAATGTTACGTCTGTGACTGTTTTTGTTACACCAGTAACTGCTGATACTGACAATGGATAGTTATTATGACGATCTTGACTTGCTTGGTTACAAAGAGGGGGGTATGCCTCCTCGTAATAAAAAGTATTACCGATCCACAAAGTCAGGAGCTGGAATGACTGAAGCTGGGGTGAAAGCGTACAGACGCAAAAACCCTGGCTCAAAGTTAAAAACAGCTGTAACTGGTAAAGTAAAAAAAGGCAGTAAAGCAGCCAAACGCAGAAAGTCTTTTTGCGCTCGTAGTGCAGGACAGGCTAGAATGCATAATATTAATTGTAAGAAAACGCCTAACAAAAGAATTTGTCAGGCAAGAAGGAGATGGAAATGTTAGAAAAAATTTTAATGTACAAAGGTATGATAAAGGACTTGTACGTAAACAACAAAGATCCTATAATAGTGGCGTTATGTATTATTTTAGCCCTATCTTGGATTTTGTAATAACAACTATTTTTGTATTTGTTTTTTTGTTTGTTTTATTTATAGGGGTCTTTTGGTCAATCATTAGATGGCCATTTGAAAAGATTGATGAATTTGTCCAAAAACTTTACACTTAGCGAACTGACTAAATCACAAACAGCTTTACGTTTGGGTATTGATAATTCACCAAGCAGTCAGCAAATATTTCATTTACAAAATTTGTGTGAAAATGTTTTACAAAAAATTAGGGACAGGTTTGAAAAACCAGTTATTGTTAGTTCAGGGTTCAGATCAATTGAACTTTGTCATGCTATTGGTAGTTCGGCTAAATCACAACATACAAAAGGTCAAGCTGCCGACATTGAGGTATTGAGTGTGGATAACAAAGTTTTAGCTGAGTGGATAAAAAATAATTTGACTTTTGATCAGCTTATATTAGAATTTTACAAAGAATCAGATCCACAAAGTGGGTGGATTCACGTATCTTATGTGAGTGAAAACCCGAGAAAACAAAGTTTAAAAGCTTATAAAGATAAAGGAAAGACGAGGTATATACCATGGTAATGGGTAGAAATCAAATGA